CGTTAAGCCCTCTCGTTCGCGCCGCTGCCATTCGCGGGTGACGCGGTCGAGCTGCGCTTGCGCTTCCGGCCACGCACCGTCTGCGACTGCCTCGCCAAGGCTGAGCCCCAGCTCCGCCAAGTCATCCTCGCTTAGGTTCTCCAGTTTCTGCTTATCGAGTGCCTTTAACTCCTTTTTCTCCTCGCGGATGCGTGCCTTGCGCTCCTGTGCTTCGCGCTCGGCTTGGGCTTTTGCCTCGGCGACGCGTGTTGCGGCCTCAGCGTCTTCCTCCTGCTGTAAGCGGTCATGGATGGGCCGTAAGTCGCGGATGAGGGCGAGGGCTTCGTTGGTTTGTGCGAGGGGTAGGTCGAGTGACTTATCATCCACGTAAGCGCGAAGCGTGGTCACTACGCCTTTGACTGCGGCAGGGTTGGGTTGCTCTTGCGCAAGCAACTCGCGTGCCTGTTTGAGATACGAGTCGAACTGTTCGCGGCGTTGTTTGGCGGCAGCCAGCCGCTCTTTGCGGGCCTGTTGCTCGGCCTCGATTGCGGCCCGCTGTGCGTCGTTTTGCACACGGGCGTTGGCTAAGACTTCTTCGAGAGTGCGTGGGGTTTGTGGCTGCAACTCTGGCGCGAGGTCGTTGCCTCCTTGCCCTTCGGCATTCGCTGCCTTGGCTTGGTCGATTTGGTCGAGCTGCTTAAAGATGGAATTATTAATCCGGTCTACCTCGCTTTCCGGTAGGTCGGTAATCCCATGATTTTCGAGTGATTCTACCTTGGGGTTATAGAAGTAGCTTTTCCCTGCGCGGCCCGCGCCGGCGGCAGTGCCGCCGACGATTGCGCCGATTAGGGCCGAGTGGTAAATCTCGTCGTCGAATTTACGCTCTGGATCGTAGCCGGAGAAGACGCTCGCATTCCAGTTCTGCCAGACCTGTTGTGCACCCTCGGTTAGCCCCTCGCTTGCGGCACTGGCTGCGGCAGTCTTGAGGATGTCCTTTACCTTTATCTTTCCCTTCAGGGGTTTGAGGATGCGGCCTACGATTAGCTTGTCGCCAAGGAATTCGAGACCGGCAGCGGGGGCATTTTTGAGGCCCGCTTTATGGGCTTGGGCTGCGTCTGCGCCGTGCGCGAGTGCATCGTCGTAGCCCTCTTGGTAGAGTTGGCCAACGGCCTGTGCGGCGAGCGCAACGGTCTGGATGGCCTTCGTGGCGACTGCGGCCTGTCCGGCGTAGGGAACCATTGCGACTGGCAGCGTGCCTACCATTTGGCCCAAGCCGCGTGCGACGTTACCCATAATCGACGCTTCGCGCTTGGGGTCTACGGGCATTACCTCCTCGACCCAGTCGCGAATGTCGCCCGCCTTATCGGCGACCTTGTTAAACCCGCCGCGAGTCTTGTTCTCTGTCCAGCCGGCAGCGCGGCGGTTGAGCGTGGCGGTGTTGCGATACTGTTTACCTAGCCAGTTATCGCCGACCACGTCGGCGGCCCAGTCCTGTAGGTTTGCTGTCAGGTGGTTGCCCCAAGTGAGGGTCTTTGGCACAGTGTTTGCAGCAATGCGCGAGACACCCTGTGCGCCCATGAGGAGCCCATCACCCGCCGCTCCTTTGAGCGCGAGTCTGCCCATATCCCCCGCCCAACTATTGGTGGACGTATCGGGCTTGGTCGGTGGGGGAGCTGCGGGCTGCGGCGGAGGCTTGGGCAAGTAGGGCGCATGCTGTGCGAGCAGGGCCATAATCTCCTCGTGTGAGAGGAAGGTCGAGGCGGGCAGCGTCGCGGGGAGGGAGCGCAGCCCCTCTTTATATTGCACACGGCCTTGTGTTTCGCGTCCTAGTGTGGCGGTCGGCATGGGGGAGGGGCGGCTTAGTATTGGGCTTGGGCGTCGAACTGTTCGGCGGCTTTACGAAGAGCCCGCTCCTCGGCTGCGGCGTCTGCCTGTGCAGGCGTCATTTGTCCGCTGTTTACCGCAGCGCGTATCTGCGGAGCCCAGTTCTTGGCTCGCTCGTTGTTGGCGGCTTTGCGCTGCTCCCGTTGCGTCTTATGCTTTGCGGGAGCTTCCTTGGCCGCTTTAGCGTAGTTATCGACTCCCATCACGAGCGGTTGCTTATCCCAGAATGCTTTTCCAGCTTTCTTAAGTCCGCTGCCTACCTCGCGCCAGATGCCCGGCCCCTGTGCTTCGGGCGCAGTAGGGGCGGGGGCCTCAGTAGGGTTATGCATGTTAGGCAGAGTAGGAATTCCGGTCACGGCGGGGTTAGGCATTAGTCCTGAGTCGATAGGCTCAGCGAGCGGGCCAGAAGCTCCGGTGCTCGGCGGAGCGTAGGAGGTCGGTTCTGGTGCGGCACTCGCAGCGTAGTCTACTGCTGCGGCAGTTTGTGCGGCAGAGGGCGGGGAAGCGGGAGTCGATTGATTAGGTGCTACGCCCTGCGGCCCACCGATGGAGTCGCCGTTGCTCCTAAAAGAGGTCGTGTAGCTTTGGGGGCCAAACGTTGGGTTGCCGTCTTCGTCGCTTCCCCAGCCGTAGGTCGCGGTGCTGTTGGGTTGGTTCTCAAACTGCTGCTTTTTCAGTTCATATTCCATGCGATTGAGCTCAGCCCTGCTTAAATCCATTTTTTGCCCATGTGCGGCGGCACTGCGCCGATCTGCCATATCCTCTGCCCGCCAATTGCCTGTGCGGATGTAGTGATCATCGGCCCTTCGGTCGTTTACCGCGTCGCGGCTAGCTTGGTAGTTAAACTGTTTATCGGCGTAGCTGAGCTGGTGGTTTAGCCTGCGCTCGTCTCGCTCGGCCATAGCTTCGGCGAGTTTCTTTTGGTCGTCGTAACGCTGCTCGTCGCGTTTGCGCATTTCAGCATCGAGGAGCTGTTTTTCGGCCCAGCGTTTGTTGTTAATGCGGTTTTCGCGGAAGTCCTGCATCGCGCCTAAGACCATTCTTACGTCGTCGTTTCTCATCGTGTGTTCTCCTGTTGGTTGTGTTGAAGTGTGATAGTTGATATTTGTTACGCTTAGGTTTTCGCCATACCCGTCCCAGCTCCTGCCATGAGTGCGCCGCTTGCGCCTCCGGTCATAAACATGGAGGCTCCGCCGATTGCTAGGCCGAGGCCCTGCATCCACGGGTTGCCCTTTTGGGAGTGTGCCTGCATCTGCTGGTTGTAGTTACTTTGGGCGAAGTTCACTGCTCCGGCTCCGGCGTTTTGGTCTACGACACTGAACGGCCCGCTGGAGTTTATGTTTACGGGGTTGAGGTTGGGCCCGCCCGCAGTTGTGGCGTTAAAGTTTGGGTTCTGCGGGTTGAGTGGGGTCTGCGAACCGTATTGGGGCATGAGGGGGTTAACTGCCGAAGCCGCGCCGAAACGCGGCGCGACGTCCGAGCCCTGCAAAATCCCTAGGGCGGTAGCCCGCCTTTGCTGCTGCATATCGGTTCCCATTTGTGTTGCCATGCGGCCCTCATCGTAGGCCGCGCCCGCGCCTAGGATATTGCCGCGAGCGGCTTGGGCTCCGCGCACGTTTTGCTGCATCGCCTCCAGTTGTTCGGGTGTGAGGGATGCGCCTGCGTCGAGGTCATCGTTGGCCGCAGCAATCAATCGCTGTTGCAGCGCGTAGCGTTCGGGGTCGGTCTCTTTGAACGACTCTAGGCTCTTGAGCATGGCTTGGTGCTGCGCTTCTAAGCCTGCCTGATTTGCGGCGGGCAGTAGCTCGTTTTGCAGGTCGGCGACTTGGCGCGTGCCCAGCTCGCCCAAGCGCAAGTTCTCCAGAAACGACAGTTCGTTTTCCTTACGCTGGAGCTCGCCGAACTTGGGCATGTATTCCATGTTCAAGTCGTAGCCTTGCCGTGTGCCCTTCTCGCCCGCTTCGAGCGAGGCGTCGTAGGCTTGCCGCTGCGCGTCGAGGTTGAGCTGGTTATACTTGGGCAACAAATCCAGCAAGTCGTTGTATTCGCCGCGCGTGAGTTCGCGCTGTATGTCCGCGCCGCTGCGCAGCAGCCGCTCGCTGCGGGCGATGTCCAACTCGTCGAGCTTCGCATCGCCAAGGCCCGAGAAGTCGTAGACCTTGCCCGTCTTCGGGTCGCGATAGGTCGTGCCAAGCCGTGCGGCGCGGTCGGCTTGGAGTTGGAGCGGCAGCATCTCGATAGAGGCTTCTACGCCCTCGCGGTTTGCCTTCGCGTAGTCGGGTGCTGCCGGTGCTTTGGGTGAACTCATGGTAATTGGTCTCCTGTGTAGTTTTGGGTTAAATACGTAATTAGGTGCTCGATACCTGCATGCTACCGGCGAAGGCCGTGGCTTGGATTTTGCGCAGCGAGAGCTTGCCCGCGTTTGCGCGGCACTGGATGGCTAGTTCGCGGAAACTGCCCGTGTGCATCAGCGTGCCGTTGACCTTAATCCGCTCCCACGTTGGCGGGAACTGGATTGGGAAGGTGAAGGCAAATTGCAGCCCCTCGGCTAGGCCGCTGTCGGCTGTTAATACCGGCTGTTCATCGGTCTCGCCGTCGCGTATGGCGTGAAGCTCCACGCGCCCACGGCTACGGTTAAACTCAGCTTCAATCGTGAATCCCTGTTTCCAGAGGCTTTCATCGCCGAAGCTCATTGAGCGCGTGACGATCTCGGTCGGGTATTCGCCACTGGGTGAGTCGGTGTAAGTGGCGATTGATTCCTCGACCTCGCGGACGTGGTCGAGCCACTGGTAGCAGCGGTCGCCTATCGCGAGGTTTAGCCGCTGGACTCCGCCGACATAGGAGCGACACCAGTGCGAGACCCCGCCCTCGAATGCGCCCGTCCAAGTTCCTAGCCAGCGCGGCTGACCGGCGACTAGGCGCACCGGCAGAACGACCGCGCCCGCGCTACCCAGCGGTAGCGACATAAAGAATACGTCATTATAAAAAGTGCAGGAGACCTCGGCCAAGCGTGCCTCATCGACCTGTGCAATGACGTCGGAGAGCGGGTAGCTTATCGCGGGGGAGACCTCCGTGTCTTGGCCTTCGAGAACGCGTGCGAGGCTGCGCAGTCCGTGGTCGGAGTAGAACCACAAGTCTTTGCCCACCTTGGCAAAGGCCCGCGGCCCTACGCAGCCGATTGAGGTCGAGGCCGTCTGGATTGCGAACGCGCCGACCTGTGAGGCGGGGTTAATGTCTACGAGGTAGACGGAGCTGCGCTTAAAGACGACTAGCAGCGTATTCGTCCAGAGGGTGAGTCCGGTTATGGGGTCGCCATCGCCCGCGCCCACGCGCAGACTGTTTACGCCGCTCCACTTGTCCTCTTCTAGGAAATTGGAGAACCACACCATGTCGGGGAACGCGGCGGAGCCAGCGGCGATTAGCCGGTTGGTCGCGTGGATGAGATAGGGGCATGCGAGCGCGTCGGTATACGTGCTCTGCATCGTTTCAAAGGTAAACCCATCCCAAGTGCGGATGCCCTCGCCATTACTGAGGAACAGTTTATTATTTCCCTGCACGAGTGAGCAGTGCCCCGCGTCCGGCGCGGGACTCCACTCGCTCGGCGTCCAACCCGTGAGTGGCAGCCACACTTGCGAAGGCTGCCCGCCGTGCATCTCGACACCTCCGGCGTGCACGCGGACGAGTTTTTCAATCCCTGCTACGTCGAAGTAGCCTAGGCCCTTTACGCGCCAGCCGCCCGTCGGCCAGCCGAGCATCTGCGAGCCGCGCCGCGTGACCACGTCACCCAGCCGCAGAATGTCGCAATTAACCATCCGCTGGCACTCGTTGGGTGCCAGCCTATGGGCGGGTAGGAACGAATTTTGGCCGCCGCCAAAATCCAGTTGCCCATCGGGAATCGGCGGCTGATTGCCACCCATGACTTGCAGCCGTGGCATAGTTAGATTCCTCCGTGTAGACTGCCATATTCGCTCGTCTCACCACCCCAGACCTGAGGCACGAGCCGTTGCTGTTGCGCCTCTTGGTAGAACTCGGCGCGTTTCAGGTGCTCGACTAGGGCCATAGCCTCGGCGCGTTTTTCGTTAGCGTCCCCCGTCTGGCGCAGCCATTCGTAGACGTCGCCAAGGACGAAGGCTTCGAGCGGTAGGTCGAGCCCGTCGAAGGCCGTCTAGGGCCAAGTCCTCCTTGGGGGTCTCAAGGAGCCGGATACGCCGGTAGTGTCGCACTAATTCGCTTGGGAGCAGTTCGCCGATTTGCTGGTAATCGCCCGCGCGTTTGATTATCACTTCGCCCAAGACACCCACCGACTTAGTGATTGAGTAAACTACGTCGTAGTGGGCGTTAGTCCCGACGGGCGTGAGGCCGGTTAGCGTGATCTCGTCGAAGCAGGGATCTCCTGCCCGCTCGCCCTTGACAAAGACAGCCTCGCTTACGTCGAGAGCATTTGTGGATTCAATGCTGAGTGCTTGGCTAAGTGGCGCGAGGCGTGTGGCGACACTTGGCAATTGCACAAACATCGTCGGGGTTCCGACTCGCTGCCATAACTCAGGGTCAGTCATAAACGTGTAGGTCGTATCGACTGGCAGCAGGTTATTATCGTCGCTGCGCACAGCGACCAACGTCGAGACCTGTGGCGGCAGCGTGACCTCAGGCACACCGGCTTTGGCCGTGATGCTGTAGAGATTTAGCAGCTCGCGCCACAGCCCCATGCGGCACAGCATAGAGTGCCGCCGCTCGGCGTAGCGTTTGATTAGTTTTAGGGTTTTCTGGTCGGTCATATTGACCTTATCGCCGACCAGTTGGGCTAACTCGCCTAGGGTCATGGGGATTGTGTATTGAGGTTTTTGTTACGTGCGGTGGACGTGCGACCAACGGGAGCACGCCTCATAAAAACGGCCTGCCAAATTGGCTGCGGTCACTGACCGCTTACGCGGGCCAACACGGCACTTTATAGTTTTGGCCGTTAGCGGCTTTGAAGACGAGGAAGTGCGGGGCGGTAGTGGTGACGTTTACCGAGCCCCCGCCGCCCGGCCCAGAGGCGTAGCCCGAGCCCGGCATTTGGAGTTGGCCACCCGGCCCATTGCCCAGTTGGAGATGCTTTCCCATATCTAGTTTCACCTCTCCGCCGAAGACTGCTGTGCCATCGGCCTGCATTCGCAGCGGCGACGAGCGAATCGTGTTATCATCATTCATCCCGCGAAAATACAGCGTGCCGGTGTGCCATGTGACCCAGAACCGGCGCTGGTTTACTCCCGATGTCACACGATAGAATGAAAGGTCCGCCCCGTGCTGGGTGGACTGATGTAGGGTGAGCCCTTGGTGCGTAACTTGGTTACCCGCGCCCAGTTGTAGGCTATCTCGCAGTGCGGCCTTGTTGCCTGCGAGTTTTGCTGCGGTCACTGCGCCATTCTGAATCTGCGCAGACCCGACTGCTGCGCCTGCGAGCTTCGCATTTGTGACAGAGCTATTCGCAAGTTTGGCAGTCGTGACCGAACCATCCGCTAGGTTCAGGTCTATATCGCCTCCCAGCTTCGCAGCGGTGACAGAGCCGTTGGCGAGCTTGGCAGTCGTGATGCTCGCATCGGCGAGTTTCTCGGTCGTTACGCATGCGTCATCAAGCTTGGTCGTGCCTACGGCCTTATCTCCCAGTTTCGGATTTGAGACCGCGCCGTCGGCGATCTTTTCTAGCGTGACCGAGCCGTTTTTAAGCTGCGCATAACCCACGGCCGAATCGGCGATTTTCGCTTCAGTTATCGCTGCATCTGCGAGCTTGGCCGTGGTAACGCTCGCGTCTGCCAGCTTACCGGTCGCGACTGCGGCCTCGGCCAGTCGGTCGGCAGTCACGGAGCCGAGGTGCAGCTTGGCAGTGGTTACGGCCTTATCTGCGAGCTTGGCCGTGGCAACGGCGTTGTCGGCCAGTTTGCCGGTCGTGATTGCTTGAGGTTTTACGGCCAGCTCGCCGAAGACTTGGTTTAAGTCGGTATGCGTGTAGACGCGCGGAGCGGGTTCAAAATTGGGAAGGTTAGTTAAGTCGCCCATAGTTGTAGAGGGTTAAGTGTTACAGGTTGAAGGTGTGTATTGAGTGTTTCGTTTGCGGTGGACGGCGTGCCAACGAGCACGCCGCCAAATGGGTGCAGGTCACTGACCTGCCCAAGCGGCCTTGATTACGTTCGCTCGTCTTCGGCTGACACGCAGCTCGCCCTTTTCTTCGAGTTTTCGGTAACCGCCCAAGACCTGTTCGGCCTGTAGCGACGGGCGCTTACTGTTAATGCGTGGAAGCGGAGTGCCTGGCTCGTAGATGCGTTCGAGGTGGGGGAACGAATCGCGCTCAGCGATTGTCGCCATGATACGCTGCACCTCGCCCGTGCGTTTATCGCGGTAAGAGTAGAACGGCATTTTAGCGGCCCTCCTTTCGCATCGCGGCGAACTCCGCGCGCATCAGCTTTACGTTCTCATCAATACGGATTAGTGCGTCGCGCATTCGCTGGAGCTGTTCGATGTCGCGCGTGTTTTTATCCACCCGCGCATCGACTCCCTCGACTCGCGCATTGACTCCGGAAAACCACGCATAGCCCGCCACACACGCGCCGATTATGGCGACAAGCGAGACGATAGGCAGCGTAAGCGTGCTGCGCGAGGTGTAGTGAAAATGCGCTGTAGTCGGTGGGCGACCGTTAGCGTGTGGTTCGTTTGTCGTGTTATGATTCATCGTTAAAAACTCCTGTGCGCCGCTTCATACGCGGCTCGGATTTGTTGTTGTTCGGCAGCGTCGGTTTCGGCGTCGAGTTGCTGGCGGGTGAAGTTCGCTGCGTTTTGAGAAAGCCGTTCGACTCCTGCCAAAGCACGACCGACCGCGCCTAGACTACGATTGGCCAACGCTTGTGAGACTGGCGCGGAGACTAGCCCCGCGACCCGCGAGACACCCGCGAGGGCGGGGTAGATTCGGCTCAAACCCGCGAGCAGTTGCAGGGCAATCCATGCGCTGCCGCCCGCGATTACCCAGAACATCAGCCGCCGGTATTTAGCGGCTTGGGCTTGGTAGCGAAGGTCGAAAACTTTCAGCCGCTCAGTCGCTGCTGCGACGGCGGCCTCGCTCTTTGCGAGTGCATCGGAGAGCGAAGCGGCGTGCTGGTCTCGCTGCGCAAGCTCGCGTTGTCCGCTCTCTCGCTCGTTTTCCAAGTCACTGCGCAGCCGGTCTACGAGAACGCGCAGCGTTGCATCCTGTGTTGCGGTGACTGTGCCGACTGCTTGGGCGAGCTGAGCATCGGCCCGGGTGTTAAACTCATGCGCGACCGCGACTTCACGAGAGGCGGGGGCGATAGCGATAGCGTGCCCTGTCGCGCGAACGTTGGCCTGTGCCTCCTTCACCAACGCCGCTGATGCGAGGGCAGCCTGTCCCTCGGCTTTTTCCAGCGCGGCCACGTTATCGCGTGAGAACCAATTCCACGGCAGCACGCGTGAGCCCCGCGAGCTGTGAGGGCTCGTGCAACCCGAGAGCCAAACGAGCCCCAGCGCCAGCCCTGCCAGTAGCAGGCACAAGCGAAACGCCGGATTATATAGGGAAGCCCAACGCATCGTGTATTCGGTTTAGAGCGGGAAGGGCGAGGGCTCTTCTTTGTCATACGCTTCGGCGGCTTGCCGCAGCTCCTCCTCGGAGAGTTCCGGCGGCATGTCCTCCGGCCCCGTGGGAGCCGCTGGAAACGGAATGCCGTTGGCCTCAGCCGGTGTGATAAACGTGTTAGTTCCGGCGGCCTCACTGACGACGCCGCGAAGCGTGACCTCGACCTCATCGCCCACCTCGGGCGTTACCCCGTCAATAGCGAGCGCAGCAGTCGGAATAGAAATATCATTCAAGTTCATATTGGTAAATTCTGTGTGTGTTTTGGGTTTAAAAGGCGGGGCACACCTCGCGCCCCGCCCGAATGAAAGCGGTCACCGACCGCCCCTTGGATCCTCACTTTTTATAAGTCGCCTTACTGCGAATCGTGATGCCCTTGGATTTATCGAGCACCTTGGCCGTCCAGAACGACTTCCACCCAGCAGTCATGAACTGATTGAGTGGGTTCATTGAGTCCGGCTTGTTATTGATGATAATCGAAGGCTTCCACGGACTCTGCGTGCCGCTCAGCTTTGGCACACCGTAGGCGTCGCGCCCGAGGATGTGTGTCGAGTAGATCAGATCAGCGGAATTGGTGCTCGTTGCCGGAGCACCCTCGGTCACGACCTCGATCTGCGGGTTCGTGTGGTTGACGATACGCGCACCCCAGACCATCCCGATTTCGTTTTTAGCGATACGCGATTCGGTCTGATATTTTGCGGGTTCGAGTAAGTCGCTATCGCGAATAAGATCGCGCTGCACCTGCGGGCACAATACGCACACATAGCCCGCGCCAATCGGTTTTGCCCGATCGATCTGAAGCTGCGTGACCGCGTCGAGGATATCCTGTGCGTTGAGCTTCCCCTGCACCGGAGTTTTCGTCTTCAAGTCATTGAAGTCATCCGCGCCCGCGTAACGCTTCGAGAGCCCCGAAGTCGGGTCACTCAAAACGCGCCTAATCTTCGTATCAGCAAACAGTGCGCAGTCCTCGCCCATTGTCTGGATAGACTGTTTGAGCGCATCAAAGAGCGCGGTCATCGTTACGACATCCGTGATTTTCGCAGCCTCGCCGAATTGCTCCAGCTTTGCTTCGATAAACGAGTAGCTAATCTCGCGGAAGTTAGTAATTGGCACGCCCTCGGCGAGGGCCTGCACCTGCGACGCATCGGCAGTATTCGGCATGAACCAGCGGATAGTTTTGCTACCGGATTTTGCCGGAAGCTCCGCTTGCTTGCCGAACTGGTCGAGCACCAGTTCCTGAACTGCGTGTTCAAGAAGCTGCTTTGCGAAATAAGTCTGATACGTATTGATTAGTTTTGTAGAGTCGATTGTAGCCATTTTTGTTTAGTGGGAACCCACTCCTCCTGCGTTGAACGGCCTGTGTATCGACATAGAGACTACGTCCCTACGCCGCGTTATCCACCTCTCTCGCCAGTCGCATCAGCTCCTTTTCCTGCTCGGCTAGGCTCAGCTCTTCAAAAGGCTTTGCCTGACCGCGCGAGTTCGGAGCCCCACGACTGGGACTAGTGGCCGCTCGCAGTTTCGCGAGTTCCTGTTCGTATGCCTGCACTTTGCTTTGCAATTCGGGGACAGCCCCCGCCTCCACACGCAGCTTCGCAATACGCGCTGCTACGCGGATACCATCAGGGAAATAACTAAACCTCGCGTCCTCTTGGAGCACGCCAGCCGTCGCCTTATACAACGCACTGTCGCGATTCTTAAGGTCGGCGAAGTCCGCCTCGGCTTCCAAGCTGCGCAAGTTCTCATTCCACGTCTGGATAAACGCCGGTGTTCCCGGGCCATTTGCTTGCTGCGGCGTGGGTTGTTGAACCTGCTGTTGTTGGAACTGTTGTGGGGCCGGTGCGGCTGCTTGCGGATTACTCCGCAACTGCTTGGCCTGCGCCCGCGCTAGCTCCGCCATGTCGAATTTCCCCTCGCGCTCCCACTCTAACGCAGCCTCCTCATAACGCTCGGGCGTATTGCCCGTTGGCGTTTCGGTCGGTTGCGGTGCGGGTGCTTGAGGTTGCGAACGTTGCTGTAACGCAGCCTCCCTTGCAGCCAGTTCGACTCGCTGCTTGGCGAGTTCGGACTGCTGTTCTTGAAGCTTCTTCCAGTTACGGTCGAAACGCTCCGCGTTCTTCTTGGCCTTAGCGTAGTTACTCTCCTTGGGCTCCGTTTGCGCGGAGTCCGGTTTGCTGTCCTCGCCTTGCTCCCCTTGGTGCTCGGCGTTATCGGTTGATTGTGAGTCGGCAGATTGCTCTGCCTCGACGCCCTCGTTCGTGTCAGAACCCCCGTGAACAGGTTCTGCGTTTATTTCCACGGTATCATTGCCCTCGTCGAGAGCCTGCGCAGCTAGGCGCAATTGCTCTTCAGAGAAATCAATATCCACGCTCGAATCGGTCGTATCTGTGTTGGTTGAGTCTGACGTGCTCATGACGTAATAGTTTTAAGAATCGTGGCTGAGTTGGTTGCGCAGCTCCGCCGCACCACGAACGGGCGGTTCCGCGAAGTCTTCGACTTGGTTTTCGGGCGCGTCGTCGTTGCCGCCGCGTCCAGTCGCCGCGCCCTCTGGCGCAGAAAGTAAAATCAGCGAAGCAATCGCCTCGCGGTAGCCGACCGCACGCCCCCGCGCATGGTCTACGCGTGTTTGCGCCGCGTCGCACGCAGTCGCCTTTAGCACCTCCTCGCTGTGCCTCAGCCATAAGAGAAGCGTCCGCCCCGTGTGCGTGCGCAGAAACGCCAGCAACGCGCCGCGATCATCGGCGTCCCATTCGGGCGCATCGACAGGTGACACACCCAGCGCGGGGGCAGTGCCCCCTGCCAATATGTGCGACGCGCTCGCTGGCGCGTCGTCGCTACGGCATGCGCTCAATACGTGTATCAAAAAGTTAACTACTCGATTAATCATAGCCTCATTCCTCCCATTGCTTGTTGTTGCATCAGTTCCGGCGGGAGTTCTTGCCCGCCCATCATCTGCTGCTCCGGCATACCCTGCACCTTCACCTGATACTCCTTGGCCCCCTTCGGGTTACGCTGCCCCAGTTGCTGCAAGTGTTCCTGTGCATGCCCCACAATCCGTTGCCAACCCACCGGCGAAATCTCCTCGGTTGTCTGCAACACCAGCTCCACACGCCCCACGATTACATCAATATGCGCCGCATCATCATCCGCCGGTTTCACCCGCGCGGGGAAGCCCTTCTCCAGAGCGCAAAGCTCCATCGCTTGGTCTTCCTGTTGGTCGGCGGCTTGTGCTTGCGGGTCTACATACAGCTCGCGCACCAGTGCTGCGTCATCCTCTTGAAGCACTGATTTCACGAGCGGCCCCTGTGCGATAAACGGATGCCCATTGAGCATCTGAAACCGCGAAATCGCCCGCTGCATCCGCGCCGGTTTATTCCACGAATCAGGCGAACCATCCGGCTCGATTAGATAATCGTCATGCAACGCCTCTTGCGGCGCAGTGTTCAACGCCTCGGCAAAGTAATACTGCAAATCTCCCCGCGCGTATTGCCGGAAAATCGCCCACGAAAACCGATACAGTTCGCTCAACCGCTCGCGAAAAATCCGCGCCCGCAAGTCCGTGCTCATCCCCATCAAGTTTCCCACCGCGTTAATCTCTGTGGCCGTCCGCGAGTCGCGCATGCTACCCTGCTGCGTCATCCCGAAGTCTGGCATTGCCGTAAGCTGCTCGGCAGCCGCTCGCGTCTGCTGCATCTCCATGTCGAACGAGATAGCGGGGGAGGGCATTTCGACTGCGCGAAGGTTCCTCCCGATAATCGCCCCAGGCACTAACTTGATATTGTTCAAGTTCACCGCCTCGCCCTCGTGTGTGAAAATCGGACGATTAAAAAACGTCATTGAATCCGATTTCTCATTCCACGTCCGGCTCATGTAGCTCTCAAACATCGCCACACGCTCAGGAATCCCACGGCTCGCGTAGTAACCCTTGTCCTTCACCTCCATCGGCAGCTCGACCAC